TTATGGACGCATTATGGACATTCCTGACACCGGGTTAAGAGTCACAGCATCTTGTAAGAAATCCGGTGCAAAGTGTGCGTAGGTCATAGTTTGCTGAATGTTAGAATGACCCAGGATGCGCTGCAATGTGATTATGTTACCTCCATTCATTATAAAATGTGTGGCAAATGTATGCCTCAAAACATGCACTGCCTGTCCGTCAGGTAAATCGGGTTTTACTTCCCTGAGAGCGTTGCGCACTTTGTAGTAACTGGCATTAAAAAGCCTGCCTGAGTTTTTGGTCTTGATCCGTTTAATCAGGTCCTGCGAAACGGGAATTGTCCTGCGCTTTCCGTTTTTAGTTTTCATAAACGTAACCATCTGGTTAATGATGTGTTCAGCTTTTAAATTAGACACTTCACTCCAGCGTCCACCAGTAGAAAGGCAGACCAGAGTCGCATTTAATTCATCACCATCGAGCATGGATAACAGCCGTGTAATCTCTTCACTGGACAAAAAAGCCATTTCTGTAACAGCTTCACGTAATCGCTTAACCTCACGGAACGGGTTGTGAGAATGGTATTCACCGGCGTCAATTAACTTGGTGAACATCCCGCTCATTATTGCCAGATGCCGATTTACGCTGGCTGGTTTTAGACCATCGTTCATCATTACAACGCGATAATCAGTTATCGTTTTCTTTGTTAGCTGGTCAGCTCTGGACACTCCCATTTCTGCAAATTTGGCGATTATTGTCGTCAAACGCCCCCGTTCAATATCTCCACGCTCATGTGATTTTCCGTGATATATCCACCATCTGCCTAACAACTCTGTAAGAGTTCGGCGGTCGGCTGGCTTCTCCAGCCACTCTTTGTTGTGGTAGTTAACCAGTACATGACGTTCGAATGCTTGAGCTTCACCTTTAGTTTTAAATTTCCGCCTGATACGTTTTCCATCTGCACCCTGCGGTCTGACGTCCACTTCATAACGACCATCATCGAGCTTTTTAATAGACATAAAGCCCTCCGATGACGCTGTTTACTTCTACTACTTGAAAATTAATGCAATTTTCTTTCGTACATTTACTGCACACATATGCTGAATAAATCGTCAGCCAGTCTTTTGGTCTGAGTGGTGCAAGGTTGTTGAGTCTTGCCCAATGTGCGCGAGCGCCGGGGCTATTTGTCCGCCAGCGGGATCAGTTTCATCAAACATGAACCAGTCACGGTACTTGCGAAATCTTTCTGGCTTGAAAAATTTCATGCCTGCGTCAAAAGACATCTTTACTTTTCCCTGCTCATATCCAGCATAGGTGTTGTAGTTAATTCCAGTTAATTCAGCAACTTGCTTCCTTGTCATTCTTTCTGACTCCCGAATAAGTGCGAGTTTCTCTGCTTGAGATGTGATTTGTGTATTTGACATGAATTGTCGTATCTCGTAATTTATGTTGCATGCGACACGCCAGAACAACGCAGAGCGGCTTCAAATAGCTCTGGTTGAATGGCACCAAAGTTGAGGATATCAAAATGAGTATTGGATCAGAAATGAATAACGATGTTGGAGAAAAAGTATCTGATCTCACAAAAAGTAAAAAATGTGACATCAAACTTGCAGCCGCACCGTCGGATTTGCTCTCGAAAGAGGGATTTGCTCTTTACATCGGTAAGACGCCTCGTGCAGTTGCTGAAATGGCGAAAGCAGGCAAGTTACCAGCCTTTTATATGACGGACCCATTAAAGCCGGGCGGTCATGCTGAGTTATGGATTAATCGCCGTGAGTGGGACAAGTACGCAGCCCAACTAGTTGATGAAGCTCCGACAGAATGGCATGACTGGAAAAATCGCATTAGTTACAGCAAATCAAGACATGGCCGTGCGGCTTAAGGTGGAAAGGATGAACGAGCCTCGTTGTATTGCTCAGTTATTGCGTAACGAAAGCCCCAAGGCGATTGACTTCACCATCACCCACGGTAAGGGGCGTAAGGGAATCATTATCCGCACCAAAAAACAGAGTCCGTTAAAAAAGGCTCTGACCTTTCTGAAAAGCCGGAGGGTATGGAAATGACAGTGATGACGCTCAATCTCGTTGAAAAACAGCCAGCAGCTATGCGCCGGATAATTGGTAAGCATCTTGCCGTTCCTCGCTGGCAGGATACATGTGATTATTATAATCAGATGATGGAGCGCGAACGGTTAACGGTTTGCTTCCATGCTCAGTTAAAACAGCGTCACGCAACGATGTGTTTTGAAGAAATGAACGACGTCGAACGTGAACGACTGGTATGTGCAATTGATGAATTGCGTGGTGCATTCTCAAAACGCCGTCAGGTTGGCGCAAGTGAGTATGCATATATTAGTTTTTTAACAGTCAGTCAGCGTCGTACTTTATTTATGCATGCCGGATTGACTGAAAAAGAATTCAACCAGCCATACTGGCGAATTAATGAAGAGTCATGTTACTGGCGTGATGCTTTATTCCGTGCATTACGTGAATTATTCAGTCTGTTTGAGTATGCACCGACAATTCTGACGTCGGTAAAACCAGAGCAATATCTGCATTAAGTAATTAACCAGAGTTTTTAACGCACTTAATTGTGCGGGGCTTCTTTTTGCCTGGAGAAAGTCATGCATACAGTTTCTGAAAATCAGTGCGGTAAATACGCATTACTGCTGCAACAGGCCAGAACCGAAGCACAGGCCGACGCAGCGACGCGCTTTTCTTCTCATCTTGACGCCATGATTCGCCACATCACAAAGGCGGAGTTATCCCGCGTGGAGATAGTCGAGCTGCTCAGTCAGGAGTCGGAAAAATTTCACAATATCGGATTGTCTCGCGGGGAGGTGCTTTGATGTCCTGTTCTCGTTCAGTTGTATTACTGAATAACGCCTTAAAAATCGCCGTTATGAAAAATGGCGATTTATCTCTTATTCAACTTGGTCTTGATAAAGAAAAACGCGAAATAACTGAGTCTGTTATCGCGATTTATCAGAACGAATTAAATCTCCTGTCTGATGTGGTCAATTTACTTGTTAAACGCGCTGTATTTCACAAGAAAATCTCCTCCGTGGATGAACTGACAAAATTAACGACAGAAATTGCCAGCTATTGCGCTGATGAATTTAAAAAACTTAACGACAAAAGGAGCTGGTAATGCCGGACAACGTAGATTTTATTCAGGAACAACAGGCTGAATTACTGGAGCGTCAGATTAACGCGGCAAGGGTAAAACATTGCGGTGCTTCTGCGCTGGTTTGCGAAGAGTGTGACGCGCCAATACCTGCTGCCCGTCGTGCGGCTTATCCGTCAGCCACGCGTTGTGTTTCCTGTCAGTCAGTCTTTGAAGCAAAAAACAAACATTACCGGAGAACGGCATGAGTATTCGTATTGAAATTGGCGAACGTTATGTCGTTACCAGTGACAGCTTTCAGTTTATTCTCCACGAGAAAAAGAGAGCGGAAAGCGGTAAAAACGCCGGTCAGGAATGGCTGGCGGTGGTTGGTTATTACCCGAAATTAAGCCAGCTCGTTTCCGGCCTGATGCATCACGATATTCTGACCGGAAGCGCAAAATCTTTTGCTGATTTAAACGCGCAGGTTGAGCAACTCAGCAAGCGTTGTTCAGAGGCTTTTGGCTCACATGGACGTTAAAGCCTCCGGGCGTTTTGTCCCTCCGTCAGCATTTGCCGCAGGCACCGGTAAGACGTTTACCGGTGCTTATGCATGGAACGCGCCACGCGAGGCCGTCGGGCGCGAAAGACCCCTTACACGTGACGAGATGCGTCAGGTGCAAGGTGTTTTATCCACGATTAACCGCCTGCCTTACTTTTTGCGTTCGCTGTTTACTTCACGCTATGACTACATCCGGCGCAATAAAAGCCCGGTGCACGGGTTTTATTTCCTCACATCCACTTTTCAGCGTCGTTTATGGCCGCGCATTGAGCGCGTGAATCAGCGCCATGAAATGAACACCGACGCGTCGTTGCTGTTTCTGGCAGAGCGTGACCACTATGCGCGCCTGCCTGGAATGAATGACAAGGAGCTGAAAAAGTTTGCCGCCCGTATCTCATCGCAGCTTTTCATGATGTATGAGGAACTCTGCGATGCATGGGTTGATGCGCATGGTGAAAAAGAATCGCTGTTTACGGATGAGGCGCAGGCTCACCTGTATGGTCATGTTGCTGGCGCTGCACGTGCTTTCAATATTTCCCCGCTCTACTGGAAAAAATACAGTAAAGGACAGATGACCACGAGGCAGGCATATTCTGCCATTGCCCGTCTGTTTAACGATGAGTGGTGGATTAGTCAGCTTAAAGGCCAGCGTATGCGCTGGCATGAGGCGTTACTGATTGCTGTCGGGGAGGTCAATAAAGACCGTTCTCCTTATGCCAGTAAACATGCCATTCGTGATGTGCGTGCGCGCCGCCAGGCAAATCTGGAATTTCTTAAATCGTGTGACCTTGAAAACAGGGAAACCGGCGAGCGCATCGACCTTATCAGTAAGGTGATGGGCAGTATTTCTAATCCAGAAATTCGCCGGATGGAGCTGATGAACACCATTGCCGGTATTGAGCGTTACGCCGCCGCAGAGGGTGATTTGGGGATGTTTATCACGCTGACCGCGCCGTCAAAGTATCACCCGACACGTCAGGTCGGAAAAGGCGAAAGTAAAACCGTTCAGCTTAATCACGGCTGGAACGATGAGGCATTTAATCCAAAGGATGCGCAGCGTTATCTCTGCCGTATCTGGAGCCTGATGCGCACGGCATTCAAGGATAATGATTTACAGGTCTACGGTTTGCGTGTCGTCGAGCCACACCACGACGGAACGCCGCACTGGCATATGATGCTTTTTTGTCATCCACGCCAGCGTAACCAGATTATCGAAATCATGCGTCGCTATGCGCTCAAAGAGGATGGCGACGAAAGAGGAGCCGCGCGAAACCGTTTTCAGGCAAAACACCTTAACCGGGGCGGTGCTGCGGGGTATATCGCGAAATACATCTCAAAAAATATCGACGGCTATGCACTGGATGGGCAGCTCGATAACGATACCGGCAGACCGCTGAAAGATACTGCCGCGGCTGTTACCGCATGGGCGTCAACGTGGCGCATTCCGCAATTTAAAACGGTTGGCCTGCCGACAATGGGGGCTTACCGTGAACTACGCAAATTGCCTCGCGGCGTCAGCATTGCTGATGAGTTTGACGAGCGCGTCGAGGCTGCACGCGCCGCCGCAGACAGTGGTGATTTTGCGCTGTATATCAGCGCGCAGGGTGGGGCAAATGTCCCGCGCGATTGCCAGACTGTCAGGGTTGCCCGTAGCCCGTCGGATGACGTTAACGAGTACGAGGAAGAAGTCGAGAGAGTGGTCGGCATTTACGCGCCGCATCTCGGCGCGCGTCATATTCATATCACCAGAACGACGGACTGGCGCATTGTTCCGAAAGTGCCGGTCGTTGAGCCTTTGACTTTAAAAAGCGGCATCGCCGCGCCTCGGAGTCCTGTCAATAACTGTGGAAAGCCTGCCAGCAGTGATACTTCGTTACTGGCTCCCACGCCTTCTGAACACGCCGCAGCAGTGCTTAATCTGGTAGATGACGGTGTTATCGAATGGAATGACCCGGAGGTCGTGAGGGCGCTAAGGGGCGCATTAAAACACGACCTGAGAACGCCAAATCGTCAGCAAAGAAACGGAAGCCCGTTAAAACCGCATGAGATAGCGCCATCGGCCAGACTGACTAGGTCGGAACGAATGCAAATTACCCGTATCCGCGTTGACCTCGCTCAGAACGGTATCAGGCCGCAGCGATGGGAGCTTGAGGCGCTGGCGCGTGGCGCGACGGTAAAGTTTGACGGACGAAAGTTTATATATCCAATAAGTGGTGAGTGGAAGCAGTTTTTTAGTGGCTTTGATCTTTTTAAGTAATTGTCTTAGAATACCCACGTTACCGCTTGGGAAATCTACCTAGCAATGCTCTTAGTATTAGCTTTATACAAAGGGTATAAAGGCTGCCATTGGCAACAATGGTGCCAGCATGGAGATAATCTCATGTTAAGGTTAGTGAATGTACGACAGTACAACCGCTACCGCTTTGGGCGCTGGGAGACGGTGCGTAAGCACCGTCGTTCTTACCCGAATCGGTAATATGCGGCCTAAGCGGTAACATTTACCTCTTCTTCACCCATCATTGTTAAGTAATGTTTCTCATCACCAGTCATTCTGAATATTTTGTGCAAGAGTTCTAAGTATTTCTCAGGTTCAATATCGCCCATATCTGTTATGTTTATTGCGTCGGAGTGAGAGCCTCTGTTTATATATCTGTAAAAGGCACGGAAATGGCTGTTATTTTCATCATTTGTTAATTCAGTAAGCTTTGCCTCTAATGCGTCAGTTCTATGAACAAATGCAAAGTAATACTCAAGTATATTTCTCATAATATTGGGGATTATTATTTTGTTGATTTTTTTCTCTTTTGCATCTTTTAATACTTGCCAAAGGGATTGGTATTCATTTTGCACACTTTTTTTATCTATAGCACTAATGGTGCTAAATTCATTTTTGTTTATTCTGCCAAGAAAGTAGTCACGTTTAAAATTTATTCCTTTTTTAGAGGCGAGTTTTATTAACTCATGGAAGAAATAAAGATTATGGGTGAGGATTATTATTTTTGATGAAATGCCTTTTTCAATTATGTCATGATGGATCATGGATGCTATGTCGAAAACATAGTTTTGAGATAAACTTGATATAGGATCATCTATAACTATGAGTTTATCACGCATATCAGTATCATTTTCATTTGTTTTACCCTTGCAACATTCTAAAAAATATAGAAACGTTATTAATGTTTTTTCACCTTCGCTTAATGAGCGATATACATCTTGTTTTCTATTGTTTCCATCGCGGGATATTATATACTTATCTTTGAGTTCGGCGTGTTTATCAATGCTAAAACCAGAGATGCCAAGAAATTTAAGTCGTGAGTTTATTGCATCTATTGTTGCATCTACACTTGATGTTTTATTTCTTAGTTCATTGATTTCATTTGTGTTGATCTCTTCTTTTCTTTTTATTTCCTGCATGAAGGATGCAGCGTTTTCATATTTTTCTTGAAAGTTTCTTTCGCAGTCTGATAGTATTTCAAATTCCGCGCCACATAAGTCTCTGATTGCTGCCCACATCTTTTCGCGAATATCTATTTCGCTATTATTAAATCTTTTTACTTTGTCATTGAACTCGTTAATTTTATTGTTGTATTGTTCTATATCTTCTAATAGTTTTTCCTCTATCGACTTTTCAAACTCCAGCACAATGCTTATAGATGGATTCTCTATTTTATTATCCAATAGTTTAATGTTTTTTTCTGCAATAGTTTCTAATGCCTTAACATATGAAAGACTTTTATCTTTTTCGTCTTGGTTTATCACCTCACATGATAAAATGTTACTCTTTATTTCTTCATGATGATTTTTAATGGCATTATCATAAGATAGTTTTATTTGTTGTATTTGATCTACTTTTCTTGAGTATGTTTCATCAAAGATAGATTCAATGGCTTTAATAAAATTATCATCTATTGTGTCCCTTTGGCAAAATGGACAAATTTCTCCATTTAAATATAGCTCTTTGCCTTGTTTAATCCAATCAATATTTTGTAGCTCTTTTATTGCTTCAGATAAATAGCTGTTGCTAGAGTCAATAATTGGTGTGGATAATGTTTTTTGAGTTTCTTCAGATAAAACATATCCTTTATAAGGAGTTATCAGAGGTATTTCTTTTCCTTTAAACTCGAGAAGTTTGCTATAAGATTGTATTAATGATTTTATATCAATATCAGTTTGTGGAGTATACTTTTTTAGATGGTAATAGAAAGTGGCTTTGCTTCCTATTTGACCTTTCATTAATTGTTTTAATTCTGAACTTCTTATGTCTTTGGTCTTATTCCATATGGAATTTATGCATTCTTGCTCTTTTTTGTTTTTCGCTTCATGGAGTTTTTCGATAAATTCTTTTTTTTCTTTATGCTGATGTGCTAGTGATTTGTTTAGCTCTTCTTTTTCAGATAGTATTTTTTCAATTTCTGCATTTTTTTGACTGAGGGTAAATATACCTTTTTGCTCTTTTGCATTATAAAAATTATCTTCTATATATTTTGAGTTGTAGACTAGGGTTCGATAATTATCGATGGGTTCGCATACACATTCCTTATAGGCGGTGTCTTTAGGATTGTAAAAATAATTTGATATGGTAGATTTTCCACAACCATTTTGTCCATACAATATGTTTATTTTTTTGGATAAATCTAACTCAGTAAAATATTCTTTATGATAGCTTGTTACGTTTTTGAGTTTTAATTTCATTTTATCCCTCTTTTTATTCTTTTTATATTTAGCCTTAAGTGTTCGAGGTTGCCTTCCTCAACGATAGAGATCTAACCTAACTTTTTGATTTATTCAAGAGAATTTAGTGAGTTATATGTAAAGATGTGGATGCTTAGCTATGTGGTTGGGGGTTATTTCAGTATGAATTCATTTGATGCATCATTTTGCATGTACCTGTTAGGCATTTTCTAACTTTGCAGTGTCAGAACTGGCGTACTTTAGGCCATTCATGCAAGTGCATTAAAACCGCCCCGTGAAGCGGGCGGGCGAGGCGGGGAAAGCACTGCGCGCTGGCGGTGGTGCTGATTTTATTTTTTCAGCGTCTGAGCGCGTCGTGATGGCGTTTAGATTGTTCGCCGGGGCGTTGGTGTGTCTGCGGGTTGTTTTGTGCGGTGGTGAGTGTGTGAGGGCGTGATGACGTGCTGTAAAAAAGCCGCCCGCAGGCGGCGATGTTCAGCCGTTGTCAGTGTCCAGTGAGTAGTTTTTAAAGCGGATGACCTCCTGACCGAGCCAGCCGTTTATTTCCCGAATTCTGTCCTGTAACGGGATAAGCTCATTGCGGACAAAGACCTTTGCCACTTTCTCAATATCGCCCAGCGACCCGACGTTTTCCGGCTTGCCACCCATCAACTGAAAGGGGATGCGGTGCGCGTCAAGCAGGTCAGCGGCGCTGGCTTTTTTGATATTAAAAAAATCGTCCTTCGTTGCCACTTCACTGAGCGGGATAATTTTAATGCCGTCGGATTTCCCCTGCGGGGCATAGAGAAACAGGTTTTTAAAGTTGTTGCGGCCTTTCGACTTCACCATGTTTTCGCGAAGCATTTCGATATCGTTGCGATCCTGCACGGCATCAGTAACGTACATGATGTATCCGGCATGTGCGCCGTTTTCGTAATACTTGCGGCGGAACAGCGTGGCCGACTCATTCAGCCAGGCAGAGTTAAGGGCGCTGAGATATTCCGGCAGGCCGTACAGCTCCTGATTAATATCCGGCTCCAGCAGGTGAAACACGGAGCCGGGCGTGAAAGGTGTCGGCTCGTTGAAGGACGGCACCCACCAGTAAACATCCTCCTCCACCCCACGGCGGGTATATTTTGCCGGCGAGGTTTCCAGTCTGATGACCTTACCGGTGGTGCTGTAACGCTTTTCCAGAAACGCATTACCGAACACCAGAAAATCCAGCACAAAGCGGCTGAAATCCTGCTGGGAAAGCCACGGGTGCGGAATAAACGTTGAAGCCAGAATATTACGTTTGACGTAAATCGGTGAGCTGTGATGTACGGCAGCACGCAGGCTTTTTGCCAGACCGGTAAAGCTGACCGGTGGCTCATACCATCTGCCGTTACTGATGCACTCGACGTAATCCAGAATGTCACGGCGGTCGAGTACCGGCACCGGCTCACCAAAGGTGAATGCCTCCATTTTCGGGGCGCTGGCGGTCATTGTTTTCACCGCTGGCTGCGGTGTTTTCCCTTTTTTCTTGCTCATCAGTAAAACTCCAGAATGGTGGATGTCAGCGGGGTGCTGATACCGGCGGTGAGTGGCTCATTTAACAGGGCGTGCATGGCCGCCCAGGCGAGGTCGGCGTGGCTGGCTTCCTCGCTGCGGCTGGCCTCATACGTGGCGCTGCGTCCGCTGCTGGTCATGGTCTTGCGGATAGCCATGAACGAGCTGGTGATGTCGGTGGCGCTGACGTCATATTCCAGACAGCCACGGCGGATAACGTCTTTTGCCTTGAGCACCATTGCGGTTTTCATTTCCGGTGTGTAGCGGATATCGCGCGCGGCGGGATAGAACGAGCGCACGAGCTGGAACACGCCGACACCGAGGCCGGTGGCATCAATACCGATGTATTCGACGTTGTATTTTTCGGTGAGTTTGCGGATGGATTCCGCCTGAGTGGCAAAGTCCATGCCTTTCCACTGGTGACGCTCAAGTATTCTGAATTTGCCACCGGCCACCACCGGCGGTGCCAGTACCACGCATCCGGCGCTGTCGCCACGGTGTGACGGGTCGTAACCAATCCATACCGGGCGGGAGCCGAACGGATTCGCGGCAAACGGCGCATAGTCTTCCCATTCTTCCAGCGTGTCGACCATGCAGCGTTGCAGCTCCTCGAACGGGAACACCGACGCCTTGTCGTCAACAAATTCACACATGAACAGGTTTTTAAAATCGTCGGCGCTGTTTTCACGTTTGAGCTGCTCAATGTCGAACAGCGTGCAGCCGCCTTTCAGCGCGTCCTCAATGGTGACAATCTGCCGCCACTGGCCGTCTGCACAGAGAAGCCCACCGGCAAGGGCGTTATGACTGACGTCGATTTCCACGCGTTCGGCGGCGCTGGCGCGTCCCCGGTTGAACAGTTCACCCGACCAGAACGGGTAGGCGTCGTGCGCCAGCGTGGACGGGGTGGAGAAATAGGTCGAACGCAGGTGACTCTGTGAGGCCATACCTGATGCCACCTTACGCAGTACCTGAAAATTCGGGATCCAGAAAATCTCGTCGACGTACAGGTCGCCGTTATGGCTCTGCGCGGTGTTGGAGTTGGTGCCGAGAAAAATCAGTTTTGCACCGTTATTGCCCAGGACAATCGGGTCACCGGTCAGGTCAACGTCAACCAGCCGGGCAAAGGCGATGATGTATTCGCGGAACACATACGCCTGCGTTTTACTGGCCGACAGAAAAATCTGGTTATGACCGGTTTTCAGGGCGCGCAGCAGCGCCTCGCGGGAAAAATAAAACGTCGCGCCAATCTGGCGGGATTTCAGGATATCGCGGATGCGGTGCTCAAGCCCGGCGCGATACCAGTGCAACTGATAGTCGAAAGACTGCTCAAAGAAAATCTGCTCCAGCTTTTCGATGGCCTCGTCACTGAAAAAATTCTTTTTCGGTTTGCGCCGCCCGCCTTTGTTGCGGTTAGCGACGTTCGGATTAAGGTCTGCCTCGTTGCCGGTCTGGCTGTAGCGGTTGACCCGTGCCAGTCGTTCAATCTGGCGTCCCAGCAGGTCAATTTCCTTGAAGTCACTGCCGGTTTTCTGCGGTTTGATGATGAGCTGGGTCAGCCGCGCTTCCAGACTCATTTCGACACGGCTGATGGGGGCAACACTGTCCCAGCCGTCGCGCTGTTTCCAGCTCTGCACCGTCGGGCGTTTCATCTGCAACATGGCGGCAATCTGCGGCACGGAAAACCCCTGCCAGTACAGCAGCGCCGCCTGACGACGCGGGTCGTGTAAAAGAGTGGTGTCTGTGGTGATGGTCATGAATACCTCGCCGTGATGAATACACGGCAAGGCTACTGAGTCGCGCCCCGCGATTCGCTAAGGTGCTGTTGTGTCAGTGATAAGCCATCCGGGACTGATGGCGGAGGATGCGCATCGTCGGGAAACTGATGCCGACATGTGACTCCTCTAATCACTATTCAGGACTCCTGACAATGGCAAAAAAAGTCTCAAAATTCTTTCGTATCGGCGTTGAGGGTGACACCTGTGACGGGCGTGTCATCAGTGCGCAGGATATTCAGGAAATGGCCGAAACCTTTGACCCGCGAGTCTATGGTTGCCGCATTAACCTGGAACATCTGCGCGGCATCCTGCCTGACGGTATTTTTAAGCGTTATGGCGATGTGGCCGAACTGAAGGCCGAAAAGATTGACGATGATTCGGCGCTGAAAGGCAAATGGGCGCTGTTTGCGAAAATCACCCCGACCGATGACCTTATCGCGATGAACAAGGCCGCGCAGAAGGTCTACACCTCAATGGAAATTCAGCCGAACTTTGCCAATACCGGCAAATGTTATCTGGTGGGGCTGGCCGTCACCGATGACCCGGCAAGCCTCGGCACGGAATACCTGGAATTCTGCCGCACGGCAAAACACAACCCCCTGAACCGCTTCAAATTAAGCCCTGAAAACCTGATTTCAGTGGCAACGCCTGTTGAGCTGGAATTTGAAGACCTGCCTGAAACCGTGTTCACCGCCCTGACCGAAAAGGTGAAATCCATTTTTGGCCGCAAACAGGCCAGCGATGACGCCCGTCTGAATGACGTGCATGAAGCGGTGACCGCTGTTGCTGAACATGTGCAGGAAAAACTGAGCGCCACTGAGCAGCGCCTCGCTGAGGTGGAAACCGCCTTTTCCGCACTTAAGCAGGAGGTGACTGACAGGGCGGATAAAACCAGTCAGGCATTCAGCCGCCTGAAAAACAGTCTCGACAACACCGAAAGTCTGACCCAGCAGCGCCGCAGCAAGGCCACCGGTGGTGGCGGTGACGCCCTGATGACGAACTGCTGACCGGCGTCAGTCAGTCCGGGAAAACCTTCACGATTAACCCTTAATTTCAGGAAAAACTATGCGCCAGGAAACCCGCTTTAAATTTAATGCCTACCTGTCCCGTGTTGCCGAACTGAACGGCATCGACGCCGGTGATGTGTCGAAAAAATTCACCGTTGAACCGTCGGTCACCCAGACCCTGATGAACACCATGCAGGAGTCCTCTGACTTTCTGACCCGCATCAACATTGTGCCGGTCAGCGAAATGAAAGGGGAAAAAATTGGTATTGGTGTCACCGGCTCCATCGCCAGCACCACCGACACCGCCGGTGGCACCGAGCGTCAGCCGAAGGACTTCTCGAAGCTGGCGTCAAACAAGTACGAATGCGACCAGATTAACTTCGATTTTTATATCCGCTACAAAACGCTGGACCTGTGGGCGCGTTATCAGGATTTCCAGCTCCGTATCCGTAACGCCATTATCAAACGCCAGTCCCTTGATTTCATCATGGCCGGTTTTAACGGCGTGAAGCGTGCCGAAACCTCTGACCGCAGCAGTAATCCGATGCTACAGGATGTGGCGGTCGGCTGGCTGCAGAAATACCGCAATGAAGCCCCGGCGCGCGTGATGAGCAAGGTCACTGACGAGGAAGGGCACACCACCTCTGAGGTTATCCGCGTGGGTAAGGGCGGTGATTATGCCAGCCTTGACGCACTGGTGATGGATGCGACCAACAACCTGATTGAGCCGTGGTATCAGGAAGACCCTGACCTTGTGGTGATTGTGGGGCGTCAGCTACTGGCGGACAAGTATTTTCCCATCGTCAACAAGGAGCAGGACAACAGCGAAATGCTGGCCGCTGACGTCATCATCAGCCAGAAACGCATCGGTAACCTGCCGGCGGTACGCGTCCCGTACTTCCCGGCGGATGCGATGCTCATCACAAAGCTGGAAAACCTGTCCATCTACTACATGGATGACAGCCATCGCCGCGTGATTGAGGAAAACCCGAAACTCGACCGCGTGGAGAACTACGAGTCAATGAACATTGATTACGTGGTGGAAGACTACGCCGCCGGTTGTCTGGTGGAAAAAATTAAGGTCGGTGATTTCTCCACGCTGGCTAAAGCGACCGCAGAGCCGGGAGCGTAACCGATGACGAGTCCCGCACAGCGCCACATGATGCGGGTCTCGGCAGCGATGACCGCGCAGCGGGAAGCCGCCCCGCTGCGACATGCAACTGTCTATGAGCAGATGCTGGTTAAGCTCGCCGCAGACCAGCGCACACTGAAAGCGATTTATTCAAAAGAGCTGAAGGCCGCGAAAAAACGCGAACTGCTGCCGTTCTGGTTGCCGTGGGTGAACGGCGTGCTGGAGCAGGGCAAAGGTGCACAGGATGACATTCTGATGACGGTCATGCTGTGGCGTCTGGATACCGGCGATATTGCCGGTGCGCTGGAGATTGCCCGTTATGCCCTGAAGTATGGTCTGACCATGCCGGGGAAACACCGCCGCACCCCGCCGTACATGTTCACCGAGGAGGTGGCGCTTGCGGCCATGCGCGCTCACGCTGCCGGTGAGTCTGTGGATCCCCGCCTGCTGACGGACACCCTTGAACTGACCGCCACGGCTGACATGCCTGATGAAGTGCGCGCAAAGCTGCACAAAATCACCGGTCTGTTTCTGCGTGATGGTGGTGATGCCGCCGGTGCGCTGGCTCACCTGCAACGTGCGACACAGCTCGACTGTCAGGCAGGCGTCAAAAAAGAGATTGAACGACTGGAGCGGGAGCTGAAACCGAAGCCGGAGCCGCAGCCCAAAGCGGCCACCCGTACCCCGCGTAAGACCCGGAGCGTGACACCGGCAAAACGTGGACGCCCGAAAAAGAAAGCCAGTTAACAACCGAATGCGCCCCGCGCCAGGGCGGCACGCCGGTCAGTGAGGGTGAATCACCTGACACTGCACCGGCGTCCACCGCCCGACTTTTCAGAGGTAGTCATGATGACGCTGATTATTCCGCGAAAGGAGGCTCCCGTGTCCGGTGAGGGTACGGTGGTCATCCCGCAACCGGCAGGCGACGAGCCGGTGATTAAAAACACGTTCTTTTTTCCCGATATCGACCCGAAGCGCGTCCGGGAACGTATGCGCCTTGAGCAGACCGTCGCCCCCGCCCGTCTGCGTGAGGCTATCAAGTCAGGCATGGCGGAGACAAATGCGGAGCTGTACGAGTATCGCGAACAGAAAATTGCCGCCGGTTTTACGCGTCTGGCGGACGTCCCGGCGGACGACATCGACGGTGAAAGCATCAAAGTTTTTTACTACGAGCGCGCCGTGTGTGCGATGGCGACCGCGTCGCTTTATGAGCGTTATCGCGGCGTGGATGCCAGTGCGAAAGGCGACAAGAAGGCTGACAGCATTGACAGCACCATTGATGAGCTGTGGCGGGATATGCGCTGGGCGGTGGCGCGCATCCAGGGCAAGCCGCGCTGCATCGTGAGTCAAATCTGATGAAGACCTTTGCGCTACAGGGCGACACGCTCGACGCCATTTGTGTCCGGTATTACGGGCGCACTGAGGGCGTGGTCGAAGCCGTGCTCGCCGCAAATCCGGGACTGGCTGAACTGGGCGCGGTGCTGCCGCACGGCACCGCCGTCGAGCTGCCCGACGTTCAGACCGCGCCCGTGGCTGAAACTGTCAATCTGTGGGAGTAACGCATGACAGCAGAAGAAAAAAGCGTCCTGTCGCTTTTCATGATTGGGGTGCTGATTGTTGTCGGCAAGGTGCTTGCCGGTGGTGAACCCATCACCCCGCGTCTGTTTATCGGGCGCATGTTGCTCGGTGGCTTTGTCTCGATGGTTGCCGGTGTTGTTCTGGTGCAGTTTCCTGACCTGTCACTGCCTGCGGTGTGCGGCATTGGCTCCATGCTGGGTATCGCCGGTTATCAGGTGATTGAGATTGCCATTCAGCGCCGCTTTAAGGGCAGGGGGAAACAGTAATGCCGGTAATGAACACGCATCAGAATATCGCCGCCTTTCTCGACATGCTGGCCGTGTCCGAAGGGACGGCGAACCATCCGCTGACGAAAAACCGGGGCTATGACGTGATAGTCACCGGACTGGACGGGAAGCCGGAAATTTTCACCGACTACAGTGACCACCCGTTCGCGCATGGCCGACCGGCGAAGGTGTTTAACCGTCGCGGTGAAAAATCCACGGCCTCCGGTCGCTATCAGCAGCTTTACCTGTTCTGGCCGCATTACCGCAAACAGCTTGCCCTGCCGGATTTCAGTCCGTTGTCACAGGACAGACTCGCCATTCAGTTGATCCGCGAACGCGGTGCGCTGGATGACATCCGGGCGGGACGCATTGAGCGCGCCATTTCACGCTGTCGCAATATCTGGGCGTCCCTGCCGGGTGCCGGTTACGGTCAGCGTGAGCATTCACTGGAAAAACTGGTCACCGTCTGGCGTACCGCCGGCGGCGTACCGGCTTAAACGGAGTAAACACCATGAAGAAATTATCCCTTTCACTGATGCTGAACGTGTCGCTGGCGCTGATGCTGGCACTGTCCCTGATTTACCCGCAGAGCGTGGCCGTCAATTTTGTTGCTGCCTGGGCGATTCTGGCGATGGTTATCTGTGTGGTTGCCGGTGGTGTCGGCGTGTATGCCACTGAGTATGTGCTGGAACGCTACGGGCGGGAGCTGCCGCCGGAATCGCTGGCCGTGAAGATTGTCACGTCGCTGTTTTTGCAGCCGGTGCCGTGGCGCAGGCGGGCAGCGGCTCTGGTGGTGATGGTGGCGACGTTTATCTCGCTGGTCGCTGCCGGGTGGATTTTTACTGCGCTGATTTACCTCGTGGCGTCGGTGTTCTTCCGGCTGATACGTACGGCCTGCCGTCAGCGTTTTGAGGGGCGGGAACCATGTCAAAGCTGATGATTGTGCTGGTCGTGTTGTTATCACTGGCGGTGCCGGGGCTGTTTCTGGTGAAGCATGAAAATGCCAGCCTGCGCACCTCACTGGACAGGGCGAACAGCGTCGCCAGCGGGCAGCAGACGACCATCACCATGCTGAAAAATCAGCTTCATGTTGCACTCACCAGGGCAGACAAAAACGAGCTGGCGCAGGTGGCACTGCGTCAGGAACTGGAGAACGCCGCGAAGCGTGAAGCACTGCGCGAGAAAACCATCACGAGGTTACTTAATGAAAACGAGGATTTCCGCCGCTGGTATGGCGCTGACCTGCCTGATGCTGTGCGCCGGTTGCACCAGCGTCCGGCCTGCACCGACGCCAGTGATTGTCGCCAACGCCTGCCCGAAAGTGAGCCTTTGCCCGATGCCGGGCAGTGACCCGCAGACGAACGGCGATTTAAGTGCTGATATCCGGCAGCTTGAGAACGCGCTGGCACGCTGTGCCAGCCAGGTAAAAATGATTAAACACTGTCAGGACGAAAACGATGCTCAAACCCGACAGCCTGCGCAGGGCGCTGACTGACGCCGTCACGGTGCTGAAAACCAGTCCCGAGATGCTGCGGATATTCGTGGATAACGGGAGTATTGCCTCCACACTGGCGACGTCTATGTCATTCGAAAAGCGTTACACGCTCAATGTGATTGTGACCGACTTTACCGGTGATTTTGACCTGCTCATTGTGCCGGTGCTGGCGTGGCTGCGGGAAAATCAGCCCGACATCATGACCACCGACGAAGGCCAGAAAAAGGGCTTCACGTTTTATGCAGACATCAACAATGACAGCAGCTTTGATATCAGCTTCAGCCTGATGCTGACCGAGCGCACGCTGGTCAGTGAGGTTGACGGCGCGCTGCATGTGAAGAATATCCCGGAACCTCCGCCGCCGGAGCCGGTTACCCGCCCGATGGAGCTGTATATCAATGGCGAACTGGTGAGCAAGTGGGATGAATGAGTTTAAGCGTTTTGAAGACCGGCTGACCGGACTGATTGAGTCGCTGTCACCGTCAGGGCGTCGACGACTGAGTGCCGAACTGGCGAAACGTCTGCGTCAGAGTCAGCAGCGTCGGGTGATGGCACAGAAAGCCCCGGACGGCACACCCTACGCGCCACGCCAGCAGCAGAGCGCCAGAAAAAAGACCGGTCGCGTTAAGCGAAAAATGTTTGCGAAACTTATCACCAGTCGTTTTTTGCATATCCGCGCCAGCCCGGAGCAGGCATCAATGGAGTTTTACGGCGGGAAGTCACCGAAAATCGCCAGTGTGCATCAGTTCGGTCTGTCGGAAGAAACCCGGAAAGACGGTAAGAAAATTGATTATCCGGCGCGTCCTCTGCTCGGCTTTACCGGTGAGGATGTGCAGATGATTGAAGAGATTATTCTGACTCACCTCGACCGTTAGTTGTGCCATTCCCGACACCTCATCGTCACATTGCCGCCGGTATGACCCGGCGGCATCCTTCCCGTTATGAACACTCTCGCAAATATTCAGGAAATCGCGCGCGCACTGCGCAACATGATCCGCACCGGCATTATCGTCGAAACCGACCTTAACGCCGGTCGCTGCCGTGTGCAGACCGGCGGCATGTGCACCGACTGGCTTCAGTGGCTGACCCATCGCGCCGGACGTTCGCGCACATGGTGGGCACCTTCCGTGGGGGAACAGGTGCTGATTCTGGCCGTGGGCGGTGAACTCGACACGGCATTCGTTCTGCCGGGGATTTATTCCGGCGATAACCCCGCGCCGTCTGCGTCGGCGGATGCCCTGCATATCCGTTTCCCTGACGGGGCGGTGATTGAATATGAACCCGAAACCAGTGCACTTACGGTAAGCGGAATTAAAACGGCCAGTGTGACGGCTTCTGATTCTGTTACTGCCACGGTGCCGGTGGTTATGGTGAAAGCATCAACCCGCGTCACCCTGGACACACCGGAGGTGGTTTGCACCAACAAACTGATTACCGGCACGCTGGAAGTGCAGAAGGGCGGGGCGATGCGCGGCAACATCGCGCATACCGACGGGAAATTCACTTCTAACGGCGTTCAGGTGGATGACCACGGTCACGGTGGTGTTAAGTCAGGTGACAACTGGACACAGGGGACAAAATGACAGCGCGTTATCTCGGAATGAATCGCAGTGATGGCCTGACTGTCACTGACCTTGAGCATATCAGCCAGAGTATCGGCGATATCCTGCGCACACCGGTCGGCTCACGGGTGATGCGTCGTGATTACGGCTCGTTGCTGGCGTCAATGATTGACCAGCCGCAGACCCCGGCGCTTGAGTTGCAGATTAAGGTCGCCTGTTACATGGCAGTACTGAAATGGGAACCCCGCGTCACCCTGTCATCCGTCACCACTGAGCGCAGTTTTGACGGGCGAATGACGGTCACGTTAACCGGCCAGCACAACGACACCGGCCAGCCACTTTCGTTAACCATCCCTGTGAGTTGAAACCATGCCGATTATCGACCTAAACCAGCTACCCGCACCGGATGTGGTCGAGGAGCTGGACTTTGAAACCATTCTCGCCGAACGCAAGGCGACACTGATTTCCCTTTACCCGGAAGACCAGCAGGAGGCGGTCGCCCGTACCCTGACGCTGGAATCCGAGCCTCTCGTCAAACTGCTGGAGGAAAATGCTTATCGTGAGCTTATCTGGCGTCAGCGTGTGAATGAGGCCGCACGGGCGGTGATGCTGGCCTGTGCCGCCGGTAATGACCTTGATGTGATTGGTGCCAATTACAACACCACGCGCCTGACTATCACCCCGGCAGATGATTCGACCCTCCCGCCGACACCGGCAGTGATGGAATCTGACACCGATTATCGTCTGCGTATTCAGCAGGCGTTTGAAGGTTTAAGCGTCGCCGGGTCGGTGGGTGCCTATCAGTATCATGGTCGCAGTGCTGACGGGCGTGTCGCGGATATCTCTGTCACCAGTCCGTCTCCGGCCTGCGTCACCATCTCTGTGCTGTCACGTGAGAATAACGGTGTCGCATCCGAAGACCTGCTGGCGGTGGTGCGTAACGCCCTGAATGGCGAGGACGTCAGGCCGGTGGCCGACCGCGTGACCGTGCAGTCTGCCGCCATCGTTGAATACCAGATAAACGCCACGCTTTACCTTTACCCTGGTCCCGAAAGCGAACCCATACGCGCTGCCGCCGTGAAAAAACTGGAAGCGTACATCACGGCACAGCACCGGCTGGGGCGCGACATCCGTCTGTCTGCCATTTATGCCGCTTTGCATGTGGAGGGCGTGCAGCGTGTCGAGCTGGCGGCACCACTGGCCGACATCGTGCTCAACAGTACGCAGGCGTCTTTCTGTACCGAATACTGCGTCGTGACCGGAGGCTCGGATGAGTGATTCGCGACTGCTGCCGACCGGCTCATCACCGCTTGAAGTCGCCGCCGCAAAAGCCTGTGCGGAAATTGAAAAAACGCCGGTCAGTATTCGTGAGCAGTGGAACCCGGATACCTGTCCGGCAAATCTGCTTCCGTGGCTGGCGTGGGCGTTTTCGGTCGACAGGTGGGATGAAAAGTGGCCGGAAGCGACCAAACGCGCCGTTATTCGCGATGCCTATTTCATCCACTGTCATAAAGGCACTATAGGTGCAATCCGGCGTGTGGTGGAGCCGCTGGGCTATCTCATCAACGTGACGGAGTGGTGGGAAACCAGTGACCCGCCGGGCACCTTCCGGCTTGATATTGGTGTACTGGAAAGCGGCATCACAGAGGCAATGTATCAGGAAATGGAACGGCTGATTGCTGATGCCAAACCTGCAAGCCGCCACCTTATTGGCCTGAACATTACCCGGGACATTCCCGGCTACCTGTTCGCCGGTAGTGTGGCTTATGACGGCGATGTAATTACGGTTTACCCCGGATAAGTGAGGAATAATGAGCACAAAATTCAGAACCGTTATCACCACTGCCGGTGCAGCAAAGCTGGCAGCGGCAACCGCACCGGGAGGGCGGAAGGTCAACATTACCACGATGGCCGTCGGGGATGGCGGGGGTAAATTGCCTGTCCCGGATGCCGGACAGACCGGGCTTATCCACGAAGTCTGGCGACATGCGCTGAACAAAATCAGTCAGGACAAACGAAACAGTAATTATATTATCGCAGAGCTGGTTATTCCGCCGGAGGTGGGCGGTTTCTGGATGCGTGAGCTTGGCCTGTACGATGATGCGGGAACGTTAATTGCCGTGGCGAACATGGCCGAAAGTTATAAGCCAGCTCTTGCCGAAGGCTCAGGGCGTTCGCAGACCTGCCGCATGGTCATCATCGTCAGCAGTGTGGCCTCAGTGGAGCTGACCATTGACACTACAACGGTGATGGCAACGCAGGATTACGTTGATGACAAAATTGCAGAACATGAACAGTCACGACGTCACCCGGACGCCTCGCTGACCGCCAAAGGTTTTACTCAGTTAAGCAGTGCGACCAACAGCACGTCTGAAACACTGGCCGCAACGCCGAAAGCGGTAAAGGCCGCGTATGACCTTGCTAACGGGAAATATACTGCGCAGGATGCCACCACAGCGCGAAAAGGTCTTGTCCAGCTCAGTAGTGCCACCAACAGCACGTCTGAAACGCTCGCCGCAACACCAAAAGCGGTAAAGGCCGCGTATGACCTTGCTAACGGGAAATACACTGCACAGGATGCCACCACAGCGCGAAAAGGTCTTGTCCAGCTCAGTAGCGTCACCAACAGCGATTCTGAAACGCTTGCGGCAACGCCAAAGGCGGTTAAGACAGCGTATGACCTTGCTAACGGGAAATACACTGCACAGGATGCCACCACCGCGCGGAAAGGCCTTGTCCAGCTCAGTAGCGCCACCAACAGTGATTCTGAAACGCAGGCCGCAACACCAAAAGCGGTGAAGTCTGCCTATGACAATGCTGAAAAACGTCTTCAGAAAGATCAGAACGGTGCGGATATTCCTGATAAAGGACGCTTCCTGAGTAACATTAATGTTTACAGCAAAGGTGAAGTGGATAAGAAAAAGGGAATGCGAAAGTATTCGTTTGCAGCCCCTGCAAATGTCGTTGCCGGGAAGTGGTATCCCGTTATCTTTCGCCGTGCTGCCAGCCTTTCAGGAGAAATGGCATCCCGCGTCGTTATTTCCACTGGTTGTTATAACAGCGATTATGTAATGAATAACTGCGAGTTTAATGGCATGGTTATGCCCGGAGGCTGGACTGATCGTGGTTCATATGCGGCAGGTTATTTCTGGACGTATCAGACTAATGAGCGTTCAATCCATTCCATTGTTACAAGCCTGAAAGATGATGATGTATGTAGTGTTTTTTATGTTGAAGCCAGAGCTTTCCCTGTGCAAATTCTTGCAGAGGAAGGGCTAACGGTTATTGTTCCGACAGAGGATTATGTCGTCGGTCAAACGACATATAAGTGGGGGGCAACTAATCCTGCTACAGAAAGCACGAACGCACAGGCTATTCTGGATTTTAAAAATGGGCGCGGTTATTACTGCTCACATCCATTTATTTCCAGCCTTTCGGGAAATGCTGCAACAGCAACGAAGTTAGCGAACGCAAGAAATATTAATGGTGTCAGATTTGATGGCTCTGCTGATATAAATATTAATACACTGGTATCCAGAAACCGTGTTACTGCATTAGGTGGGAGCGTAAAGGGGACACCAGGTATTCAGATGTATGAGGCATACAACAATGGCTACCCAACAGCCTATGGTAATGTGCTTCATCTCACTGGCGTAACCGCAGTAGGAGAGGGTGAGTTACTTATTGGCTGGAGTGGAACCAGCGGTGCTCATGCTCCGGCATATATTCGCTCCCGACGAGATACCACAGATGCTAACTGGTCTGGATGGGCGCAACTATATACAACTGCTCATAAACCCTCAGCGGGAGATGTTGGTGCATACACCAAAGCTGAATCAGATTCACGTTATGTGAGAGACATGCGGCTGGGCGGTGCATCTACATATAAACCAGCAAATAATGGTACTACATGGACGCATCAGGCTCCGTCAGGTTGCGTATATACCGGCATTATTGTTCAGGATACCGGCTCAAACTCTGCCGATAACATTGGTGGCGTATATTACAGACCGGTGCAGAAATACATTAACGGGACATGGTATAACGTGGCGCAGGTATAATTTATGCAGCATTTAAAAAATATTACGGCGGGTAATCCAAAAACGGTTGAACAATATCAATTGACAAAGGACTTTGATGTTGTCTGGTTTTTTTCAGAAGATGGTAAGAACTGGTACGAAGAACAAAAGTATTTTGCTGATGACACGATAAAAATAGCGTACGACAAAGATAATATCATCCACTATGTGGAAAAGGATGTGACAGCTATCAGACCGGATGGATTAAGTGTTGTTGAAGTGGCGGATATTACTGCTAACCGACGGGCGGACATTTCAGGGAACTGGATGTTTAAGGACGGCAAAGTGATTAAACGCATTTATACGGCAGAGGAATTACAGCAGCAGGCAGAAATTCAGAAAGCCAGACTTCTTGCAGATGCTGAATCCGTGATTTTGCCGCTGGAGCGCGCGGTCAGACTGAACATGGCAACAGATGAGGAGCGTAGCCGACTGGAATCATGGGAACGCTACAGCGTTCTGGTCAGTCGTGTGGATCCTGCAAATCCTGAATGGCCGGAAATGCCGCAATAAGTTGTATTAGCTTACATATCTATGGCACAGAGTAAAGCCTAATCTGACAGTCCGCTCTGTGCCAGGAGCGGAAGTCGATTGATGACTCACTACTAATTCGTCTTGCTTACTCCTAATGTTGATAAATGTGAATAAGATTAATACTATAAAGAATTATAATTTAATAGACGGCGGTTTAGGTAATGGGCGAGTTCTCAAAATATGTCGGCGAGGTGGGCGAAGAGATAGTCAATGACTTTCTGAAACTCTTTGGATGGAAAAACCTATGTAGTAACAAGCAATTAGATTGCTGCGTGGGAGAACATGCTAAAAAGACACATGGAATAGATGCTTTGTATGTCTACAACTCTATGCTTCAAAAACAATCATTAGTAAGCGTTGTTGTTTCTGCAAAGTATTCATCAGTACCTTACGATAAAGTCAAAACTACTTTTCGCTCACATTTCAAAGACTTGGCACACACCATTGAATGTTATTCAAAATCCCAGTTTAAAAGAACCATAACAAGACAATTTCCAGGTAGTTCAAGAAAAGAAGATATTGGGGTTTTGTTTTATTTAAATAATGATGAAAGCGATTCAAATGATAATATTAAAGGTGAAATCATCAATCATAGAATCGATTCTACCCTCAAGTTCAACGCCATACATCTCGTTGATAACGCAAGAGCAAAATTTTTATACAACTCGATAAGCTTTATCAAGAAAAAGCATGGTGAAATATCTTTTTTCTGTCTTAACACTACCTTAAATGTTTCATCTTCAACAAGACATTCTAAAATAATGCCTGTTGAATACATTACCTCTCCAATAATTCCCATTTCTGTGCCTGATGATAATGGGCGAAAATTTATATTACTTTGCGATTTTAATTACAGTAAAGAATCACTAGGGTTGGTGTATAAATTAGCTAGAAAGCTTTGTTCCGATTTCGCAAATCATTATGAGATTTATTTCAATAAATATAATAAACTCACAGACTCCCCTTCAGTTGATGAAGTCAAAATGGCGCAAAATTTTGAAGATGGCTCTGAGGATGTCGTTGGAGATATTACATTAATCGTTGATTCTTATAATAGCACCTTCAGGAGCATTTCTGATGAAAAATGATATTGATTTCATCCCCTCCGGAGATGAACTGAAAAATCTTGTGAGCCAGCAGAACTGTAGCTCTACAATGATCAATAATCTACTTAAAGAAAGAGGGCTTTTTTGCGGAGTGTCTGAAAAATCAGGCACAGTTCCAAACTTGATCACCTCTTTACTAAGCCCTGATGAATCTTATGATTTACTAAGCAGTATTAAAACAAAGGAAAAATTAGATAAAGTAAATTTCAGGAATTTTGATCTTAAGCAAGATGTTGATTTGCTTGGTGAAGTTAGTGGGTTTGTAGATGTTAGTAAAATCACAAAAAATGGTTACATTAATTATGAGATATCAGATTTTAGCGATTTTACATCTCTAGATGGTAGAAGTAATAATTCCGTAATAATGGAGTTCGAAATTTGCAAGACAGATATTCTAGATGATTGGTATATAACTGAGAAGTTCTTTAAAGGATCTGTGGAAATCAAGAAAGACGTTAATGGCATCACTGGTAACTCCCAGCTTTTAATGAATGTAAAACTAAATCACACATCTCCGGAAACTAAAGAAATAGCTGAAAATGTCATAACCTTGATAGAGGAGCATTTGGAAAGAAATAATATAATTGAACATTCGCCTCATCGAGGTAGAGTTCTGATGGATGATTTTGAAAATGAAAACAGAGTAAAATTCCTTAATGAATTAGCATCCCTTCATATTGGATACTTATTCTACCATCAAAAAATAGATGATGTTCATTTTAATCCGGATCATTCTACTGGTTACGAAAAACAATCAGATGCTGTGACTAATTTTCTCGAAAAAGATATTGACCAGTATAGAGTCAAAGGAAATCTAGAGAATATAATATCTATCAAATGGAAACACATACACCCGTATGTACGTGTTACTAAGGTTGTCGCAAGTTACACAATTAGCTATGAATCCTATTCAGGTGAATGTAAGGTTGCATACGAGTTTAGTGAATATGGAAGAAAAACCCCTGTTAATCCTGAATTGTGCATTACCTTTATAAATATAAAGGTTAAAGGTGCGTCGCCCTCTAAAATACATGATATTCAATCAAACATTATGCGTGAGATTGAATTACGTAAAGTAGAATTGCTTACTAAATATAGAAAAGTTGCTGATGCTGAATCAAACAGCTAATTCTATGGTTATGCTCCCGATTGATTAATACCCACTATTAACACGGGAGCAAAGCGAACTTCCGCTCCTCGCTCAAAGCAGACTGTCAGATTTGATAGCATTTGGGCTATGTAAATTGTCAGGCGGAAAATGAGTGAGTACAAATCAGGACAGGCGGGCGAATTGCCCGCATTTTCTTTATCTGTTGTTTCATCCCCTGACCAGCCAGGTCAAATAGCGTCTCATGCTCTGCACAACAGAAAATAGTTGCACCCATTAACCACGGAGTTAAACGGATGAGTGACTATCATCACGGCGTGCAGGTGCTGGAGATTAACGACGGCACCCGCGTCATTTCCACCGTATCCACGGCCATTGTCGGCATGGTCTGCACGGCCAGCGATGCGGATGCGGAAACCTTCCCCCTCAATAAACCTGTGCTGATTACCAATGTGCAGAGCGCAATTGCAAAGGCCGGTAAAAAAGGCACGCTGGCGGCATCGTTGCAGGCCATCGCCGACCAGTCAAAACCGGTCACCGTTGTCGTGCGCGTGGAAGACGGCACCGGCGATGACGAAGAAACGAAACTCGCGCAGACCGTTTCCAATATCATCGGCACCACCGACGAAAACGGTCAGTACACCGGACTGAAAGCCCTGCTGGCGGCGGAGTCGGTAACCGGTGTTAAACCGCGTATTCTCGGTGTGCCGGGACTGGATACCAAAGAGGTGGCTGTTGCACTGGCATCCGTCTGTCAGAAGCTGCGCGCTTTCGGATATATCAGCGCATGGGGCTGTAAGACTATTTCCGAGGTGAAAGCCTACCGCCAGAATTTCAGCCAGCGTGAGCTGATGGTCATCTGGCCGGATTTCCTCGCATGGGATACGGTCAGCAGCACCACCGCCACCGCGTATGCCACCGCCCGTGCGCTGGGTCTGCGCGCTAAAATCGACCAGGAGCAGGGCTGGCATAAAACGCTGTCCAATGTCGGGGTAAACGGTGTTACCGGCATCAGCGCCTCTGTATTCTGGGATTTGCAGGAGTCCGGCACCGATGCTGACCTGTTGAACGAGTCAGGTGTCACAACGCTGATTCGCCGTGACGGTTTCCGCTTCTGGGGTAACCGTACCTGCTCTGATGACCCACTGTTCCTCTTTGAAAACTACACCCGCACCGCGCAGGTGCTGGCCGACACGATGGCTGAGGCGCACATGTGGGCGGTGGATAAGCCCATCACCGCAACGCTGATTCGCGACATCGTTGACGGCATCAATGCCAAATTCCGTGAGCTGAAAACAAACGGCTATATCGTGGATGCGACCTGCTGGTTCAGCGAAGAATCCAACGATGCGGAAACCCTCAAGGCCGGAAAACTGTATATCGACTATGACTATACCCCGGTGCCTCCTCTCGAAAACCTGACCCTGCGCCAGCGTATTACTGATAAATATCTGGCAAATCTGGTCACCTCGGTTAACAGCAATTAAGGAGCCTGACCGATGGCAATGCCGCGCAAACTCAAGTTAATGAACGTCTTTCTGAACGGCTACAGCTATCAGGGCGTTGCAAAGTCCGTCACGCTGCCAAAACTGACCCGTAAGCTCGAAAACTATCGCGGTGCGGGGATGAACGGCAGCGCACCGGTAGACCTCGGCCTTGATGACGATGCGCTGTCAATGGAGTGGTCGCTCGGGGGCTTCCCGGATTCGGTTATCTGGGAACTTTACGCCGCAACCGGTGTGGATGCCGTACCGATTCGTTTTGCAGGCTCTTACCAGCGCGACGATACCGGCGAAACGGTGGCCGTCGAGGTGGTCATGCGTGGACGTCAGAAAGAAATCGACACCGGCGAGGGGAAACAGGGAGAAGATACCGAGTCGAAAATCTCCGTGGTCTGCACTTATTTCCGGCTGACGATGGACGGTAAGGAGCTGGTCGAAATTGACACCATCAACATGATTGAGAAGGTGAACGGCGTCGACCGGCTGGAGCAACACCGCCGCAATATCGGCCTGTGATTTTCATCCGGTCAGCCTGGCTGACCGGTTAACCCCGATTCAGAAGTGAGAAAACCATGAACAAAGAAAACGTCATTACCCTGGACAATCCGGTCAAACGTGGTGAGCAGATTATCGAACAGGTCACGCTGATGAAACCCAATGCCGGGACGCTGCGCGGTGTCAGTCTGGCAGCGGTCGCGAACTCCGAAGTCGATGCACTGATTAAGGTGCTGCCGCGCATGACGGCACCGATGCTGACCGAGCAGGAAGTCGCCGCGCTGGAACTGCCTGACCTTGTGGCGCTGGCCGGTAAGGTGGTCGGTTTTTTGTCGCCGAACTCGGTGCAGTGACGTTTCCGAAAAATCTCTCGGTCGATGACCTGATGGCGGATGTGGCAGTGATATTTCACTGGCCGCCATCAGAACTGTATCCCATGAGCCTGACCGAACTCATCACATGGCGCGAAAAGGCGCTCCGGCGAAGCGGAAACACGAATGAGTAACAATGTAAAATTACAGGTATTGCTCAGGGCTGTTGACCAGGCATCCCGCCCGTTTAAATCCATCCGCACAGCGAGCAAGTCGCTGTCGGGGGATATCCGGGAAACACAAAAATCACTGCGCGAGCTGAACGGTCACGCATCCCGTATTGAGGGATTTCGCAAGACCAGTGCGCAGCTCGCCGTGACTGGTCATGCACTTGAAAAGGCACGGCAGGAAGCCGAAGCCCTTGCCACACAGTTTAAAAACACCGAACGTCCGACCCGTGCTCAGGCGAAAGTGCTGGAATCCGCAAAGCGAGCGGCGGAGGACTTACAGGCGAAATATAACCGCCTGACGGATTCCGTTAAACGCCAGCAGCGGGAACTGGCCGCTGTGGGAATTAATACCCGCAATCTTGCACATGATGAGCAGGGACTGAAAAACCGTATCAGTGAAACCACCGCACAGCTTAACCGTCAGCGCGACGCGCTGGCGCGTGTCAGTGTGCAACAGGCAAAACTTAACGCAGTCAAACAGCGTTATCAGGCCGGAAAGGAACTGGCCGGAAATATGGCCTCAGTAGGCGCTGCCGGTGTGGGGATTGCGGCGGCGGGAACGATGGCCGGAGTTAAGTTGCTGATGCCCGGTTATGAGTTTGCGCAGAAAAACTCAGAATTGCAGGCCGTGCTCGGTGTGGCAAAAGACTCCGCCGAAATGGCTGCACTACGCAAGCAGGCGCGCCAGCTCGGCGACAATACCGCCGCCTCGGCGGATGATGCAGCCGGTGCGCAGATTATTATCGCGAAAGCCGGTGGGGATGTTGATGCCATTCAGGCGGCAACGCCGGTCACGCTGAATATGGCGCTGGCGAACCGTCGCACGATGGAAGAAAATGCCGCCCTGCTGATGGGGATGAAATCCGCCTTTCAGCTTTCAAACGATAAGGTCGCTCATATCGGGGATGTTCTCTCCATGACGATGAACAAAACCGCCGCCGATTTTGACGGCATGAGCGATGCGCTGACCTATGCCGCACCTGTGGCAAAAAATGCCGGTGTCAGCATTGAAGAAACCGCCGCAATGGTCGGGGTACTGCATGATGCAAAAATTACCGGTTCAATGGCGGGGACGGGAAGCCGTGCCGTGTTAAGCCGCCTGCAGGCACCGACGGGAAAAGCATGGGATGCACTCAAAGAGCTTGGCGTTAAAACCTCGGACAAAAAGGGAAATATGCGTCCGTTGTTCACCATTCTGAAAGAAATGCAGGCCAGTTTTGAGAAAAACCGGCTCGGTACTGCCCAGCAGGCCGAATACATGAAAACCATTTTCGGGGAGGAGGCCAGCTCAGCCGCCGCTGTGCTGATGACTGCCGCGTCAACCGGAAAGCTGGACAAACTGACCGCTGCGTTTAAAGCCTCAGACGGAAAGACCGCAGAACTGGTAAATATCATGCAGGACAACCTTGGCGGTGACTTTAAGGAGTTTCAGTCCGCTTATGAGGCGGTGGGGACTGACCTGTTTGACCAGCAGGAAGGCGCACTGCGTAAGCTCACTCAGACGGCCACAAAGTATGTGTTAAAACTCGACGGCTGGATCCAGAAAAACAAATCACTGGCGTCAACCATCGGCCTCATTGTCGGTGGCGCGCTGGCGCTTACTGGCATCATCGGTGCCATTGGTCTTGTAGCCTGGCCGGTTATCACCGGCATCAATGCCATTATCGCGGCAGCAGGCGCAATGGGGGCAATCTTCACGACGGTTGGTAGTGCTGTTATGACGGCCATCGGGGCGATTAGCTGGCCGGTTGTGGCCGTGGTGGCCGCCATTGTCGCCGGGGCGTTGCTTATCCGTAAATACTGGGAGCCTGTCAGCGCATTCTTTGGCGGTGTGGTGGAAGGGCTGAAAGCGGCATTTGCGCCGGTGGGGGAACTGTTCACGCCACTTAAACCGGTGTTTGACTGGCTGGGTGAAAAGTTACAGGCCGCGTGGCAGTGGTTTAAAAACCTGATTGCCCCGGTCAAAGCCACCCAGGACACCCTGAACCGTTGCCGTGACACGGGCGTCATGTTCGGGCAGGCACTGGCTGACGCGCTGATGCTGCCGCTTAATGCGTTCAACAAACTGCGCAGTGGTATTGACTGGGTACTGGAAAAACTCGGTGTCATCAACAAAGAGTCAGACACACTTGACCAGACCGCCGCAAGGACTAATGCCGCCACGTATGGCACCGGTGGTTATATTCCGGCGACCAGCTCTTATGCAGGCTATCAGGCTTATCAGCCGGTCACGGCACCGGCTGGCCGCTCTTATGTGGACCAGAGTAAAAACGAATATCACATCAGCCTGACCGGTGGTACTGCGCCGGGGACACAGCTTGACCGCCAGTTACAGGATGCGCTCGAAAAATACGAGCGGGATAAACGTGCGCGCGCCCGTGCCAGCATGATGCATGACGGTTAAGGAGGTGACGAAAAATGATGCTCGCGTTAGGTATGTTTGTTTTTATGCGCCAGACGCTGCCACACCAGACCATGCAGCGTGAATCAGATTATCGCTGGCCGTCAAATTCCCGTATCGGTAAACGGGATGCCTACCAGTTTCTCGGTGTGGGTGAGGAAAACATCACGCTTGCCGGCGTGCTTTATCCCGAACTGACCGGCGGCAAGCTGACGATGACCACGCTCAGGCTGATGGCAGAGGAAGGCCGGGCGTGGCCGTTGCTGGATGGCACCGGCATGATTTACGGCATGTATGTCATCAGCAGGGTGAATGAAACAGGGAGTATTTTCTTTGCAGACGGCACACCCCGGAAAATTGATTTTACGCTGTCGCTCACCCGCGTTGATGAATCACTGGCCGCGCTTTATGGCGATATCGGTAAACAGGCGGAATCGCTCATCGGTAAGGCTGGCAGTATGGCGACTAAATTCACGGGTATGACGGGGGCGGGATAATGCTGGATGCGCTGACATTTGATGCAGGCAGTACGCTGACGCCGGATTACATGCTGATGCTCGACAGCAGGGATATTACCGGCAATATCAGCGACCGTCTGATGAGCATGACCCTGACGGATAACCGGGGCTTTGAGGCTGACCAGCTTGATATTGAACTGAACGATGCCGACGGGCAGGTCGGGCTGCCGGTTCGTGGCGCTGTCCTGACGGTGTATATCGGCTGGAAAGGTTTTGCCCTGGTATGCAAAGGGAAATTCACCGTTGATGAGGTTGAACACCGGGGCGCGCCGGATGTGGTTACCATCCGCGCCCGGAGTGCAGATTTTCGCGGGACGCTCAATTCCCGCCGTGAAGGCTCATGGCATGACACCACGCTCGGTGCGATTGTTGAGGCGATAGCCTCCCGTAACAGGCTGGAAGCCAGTGTCGCGCCGTCACTGGACGGAATTAAAATCCCGCACATCGACCAGTCGCAGGAGTCTGATGCGAAATTCCTGACCCGCCTTGCTGAACGCAACGGCGGTGAGGTGTCGGTAAAAATGGGAAAACTGCTGTTTCTCAAAGCGGGGCAGGGGGTGACGGCCAGCGGTAAAAAAATCCCGCAGATTACCATCACCCGCAGCGACGGCGACCGTCATCATTTTGCGATTGCTGACCGTGGAGCTTACACCGGCGTAACGGCAAAGTGGTTACACACCAAAGACCCGAAGCCGCAAAAGCAGAAGGTAAAACTGAAACGCAAAAAGAAAGAAAAACACCTGCGCGCACTGGAGCACCCGAAAGCGAAACCGGTCACGCAGAAGAAAGCGCCAAAAGTACCGGAAGCGCGCGAAGGTGAATACATGGCCGGTGAGGCTGACAACGTTTTTGCCCTGACCACGGTATATGCCACGAAAGCGCAGGCCATGCGCGCCGCTCAGGCGAAGTGGGATAAACTGCAACGGGGCGTAGCGGAGTTCTCCATCAGCCTGGCTACCGGTCGGGCAGATATTTACACGGAAACACCGGTTAAAGTGTCAGGCTTTAAGCGCGTCATAGACGAGCAGGACTGGACAATCACTAAGGTGACACATTTTCTGAATAATAGCGGCTTCACGACGTCCTTGGAGCTTGAGGTCAGGCTTTCTGATGTGGAGTACGAAACAGAAGATGATGAGTGATGTTTTGTTTTTATCTGTTTGTTTTATAAGGGTAAATTAACTAAAATGGCACCATCAACAAAACCGGAAGAGGTGCTCGCGATGTTTCATTGTCCTTTATGCCAGCATGCCGCACATGCGCGTACAAGTCGCTATATCACTGACACGACAAAAGAGCGTTATCACCAGTGTCAGAACGTGAATTGCAGCGCCACGTTCATCACTTATGAGTCGGTACAGAGATACATCGTGAAGCCGGGAGAAGTCCACGCCGTGAGGCCGCACCCGTTGCCGTCAGGGCAGCAAATTATGTGGATGTAA